TCAACCTCATAGCGGTAATGGCGCAAGCAGTTTAGACCATCTGCGGTATTTTCTCTATCAAAGTAGCAATTCGGGAAGATAGTTCTCGCGGCATTAATCGAGTCAACTACCGGCACGCGCTCCAGCACCCGCGTCTTAAAGCCTGCGCTCCGCACAATGTCCTCGATGCTCCGACCTGCGGCGGCCAGCGTCTTGTTCTGCGCGTCATGCGGCAGCCAGATCGTGTCGTACACGTAGCCAAAGGATTGCAGGTCAGCTAGATAGCTGGTCATCGTGCGCTGGGTATCCTCAAAGTAGCGGATCAGCCGAGTTTCCATCCCGATGAATTGCACAAACCACCACGCCGTAGCGTCGGCCCAGCCAAGATCGCAGACTGCATGGACCGGCTTGGTCGGGTCATACGGCACCTTCATAATTCGGTTCTCAGTCTCGGCTTTGGCCATTTCAGCGCCAAAGATCGCCCCGTCAACTGTCTGCCGACACAGCCCTTCCCAGACCTGGTTGTACGCTTCCTCGTCCCGCGCCTTTAGCGAGTCCTTTTCAGACCGCAGGGTTTCAGGGAACCACGGGTTGTCAGACCAGTTGATCTTTTGAACTACCGCGTCAGCAGGCGGCTTGGCCACGAACCGCTGGTAGGTTTCGTCCGTCTCCAGCTCAGGGTTAAACGTGATCCATATCTCGCTGCTTTCCTTACGGATGGTCGGGATCAGGATGTTCCAGCTATTTCGGCTGACCGTCTGCGCTTCCTCGACCCAACAAATATCGATGCCCTCGTAGGATTTGACGTTGGCGATATTGTTCTTTAACCCAACAAACGCAAACTCGCTGCCGTTCTTGCCCCGCAACGCGTTCTGGGTAATGTCGTAGAAGCTAGTCATCTCCAGCGCAACGATCTGGTCGCACAGGAGTTTGTGAACGCTATCGCGGATAGATGTCTGGAATTCTCGCGCACAAAGGATGCGCAGCGGTGTCTTGGCGGCTTTAATGAGCAACGCCCTGGCAACCGCCCAGCTCTTTGCCCCGCCTCGCCCACCGTACAGGACGCGATAGCGGGTCTTTGGTGGATTAAATAAGACTTGTGCCTTGCTGGGAAACTCAGCCTTGGCGACTATGCCCTGAAGGTCACTCATTCGGCTTAATGAATGTCACCTGAATGCCTGTCAGTATCGAACTGCCGTCAGCGTTCTCCAGCGCCACCGCTTGATGCGCCTTGCCGTCTACGCGGTCAATCAGCTCTTTGATCGCCCACGCTTCGCCCTGCTCGGCTTTGCTTACCAATTCCTCGGCGATCTTGCGCAAACGCTCTGGCTCTTGCGTCAATACCAGCCGCAGCTTGTCGTAGAACATCCTCGACTTAGCCGCGTTCTGATTGCCTATTGGTGCGCCACTGTTTGCCATATTGTCACAATCCCCAAGTAATTGATTCCACGAAGGAATTATTTCTTCGGCTTGTCTTTTTTAGCGGCTTCGCGCTTGACGTTATAGGCGATGGCAACTGCCTGCTTCACAGGCACACCGGCCTTGACTTCCGCTTTGATGTTCTTTTGGAAAGCCTGTTTACTGCTCGACTTGGTCAGCGGCATCGTTCGCTCCTTTGCTCATTTCAGCCAGTACACGGTTGTACTCTTGGATGGCGCCGCTGATCTGCAACAGGATGGATTCGTGTTGCTTCGCCAGTTCTTGCAGTTCAGCCAGGCGTTTAGCAATTTGGTCAGGTGTCATTTCTTCTTCGCTGTTTTGGCGCTTTCTTTGAACGCTTTAGCCGTGGGTGCGCCTTCTGACCCAGGCTTGCGCATACGTTCAGGTGTCTTGCCTGCTTCCTTCTGGCGCTCTATCCGTTCACGCTTGGCGTGGATGTTTGCGTATAAACCCGGCTTAGTTGCCATTCGATTCCCCTTCGCACAACTCATCGTCGCCTTTGCTCAATCGCGTCAGCAACATTTGATAAATTGCTAATGAGGTTTCAGCCTGAATCACAAAGGTGTGCGCCTTTTGCAACTCACGCTGAACCTCGCTAATTTCAGATTCAAGAAATTCTCGGTTGATTTCCATTAGGCAATGGTGCTGACCATAACGTAATAGGTCGTGCCGCCGCTGGTAACGGGAATAGTGTGCGTTACAACTGGCGAACCAACTTTGGCGCGGAATACACCGGTTGCGCTTACTGCGGGCATGGCGGCAAAATTACCGACCTCGCCAGTGCCGCTGTTAGTCACGCGCAGGAACGATGCGTTGCTCCAAGTGCCGCCGGAAGCAAAGTCCGAATCCAGTTGCAGTGCAGCCAGGGTGCCCCCAGGATTGGTCGAAGTCCCGCCAATGGTGGCTCTCAAAGCATTACCAGCACCGCTGATCGTGCCGCCAGTGTTTATCGACAAGCTAACGTGTGCGCCGTTGGTGGTCTGCCCAGCACCTTGCGCAGCCGTTACACGCGACAAAGCCCGCAGAGTTTCACCACCGCCAGCGCCAGCAAATTCCACCCGGGAATACATGCCACGAAAATCACCCGAAGTGTGCGTGGTGCGTGAATAAATCTGGTTTAGATTGCCCGATGCAGTACTAGCAATAGGCACTGTCGCGGTGCCAACTTCAAAACTATTCAGGGCTGGGTCAGCGTATGCAACGCCAATGGCTTGAGTATTAGACATAATATGTTCCTTTTAACAGTTCCAATTCTTTAGGGATGCCTTGGCTCGTTCGGCTGGGCCTTTGGCGTGCTTTACCACCCCTTCCATTCTCGCGCAAAAGCTCGCCTTGCGTCCAGCGTCAGCCTTCGTCTTGGGATTTGGTGCTGGTGGTTTTAAGTTTGAATCATTCTTGCGGTTGTACTCTGCCCGACCCTTCGCGGTCATTCCCGCGCCCTTCTCGGTCGGGTTGTAATTCTTGCCCTTGCCGGTCGTGGTCTTAGGGATTGGCTTGTCGTGTTTAGCCATTTTCAGCCTCGACGATCATGGCGATGTCGGCTTCCTGAATAATCTGATAATCCTGCCCGTCAACCTCGTGAACCGGCCAATCCAGATAAGTGCCGTTTCCATATTTCACAAAATCGCCAACCTGCGCATCCCGCACCAGTGGACCAACAGCCACCACAGTGCCCTCGTTAAACTTTTCGTTGTTGGGAACATACAAAATGTCCGACAAGCGACGCACCACAGGGCGCACCACGACTCGATCACGCAACGGCTTTATGTCCATTTTTGGGCCTTCCTCGTTTTTTGACTTCCGCTTGCGCCATAACGTCATAAACTGGAATAGACGCGACAACGGATAGCTGATGCTCGCCACACCAGTCCATTTCGTGCTTGTTTTGAGTTTCGGGAAAACGACGGCACAAGCCCATAACCTGGGCCTGCGTAAAGAAACGGCAGGATTTGCAACGGACATCGCTCATAGGATGCCCGTTGTTTTATTGACAATCACTTCTTCTGGTAGGACGAACGGTCGTGGACGTAGCAAACGCCCTTAGAACGGCCACCGTTAAATTCTTTGTTGCTGCCGGTGCCGTCAGCCATGCCCATGCCTACGCCGTTCACAATCTTGCCACGGCGCTCACCCGACGAATCCGAAGCGGATGCGCCAGCAGGCGGCTTAGTGCCGGAACCGTAGCCTTTTGGGGTCATTTCTGCGTTGTCTTTCATGATAGTCCTTTCAGTCAAGGAATTTGAGTTTGTACAGCGTCGAATCAATCAATTCTGAGATTTCGTCAATGATATTCTGAATTTCACTGTCTTGGGGTAAATGTTCCCGTGCTTCGTCAACAAATTTCTGCATTTGTTTAAGATAAGCGACCGGCTCCTTGCCTGCGTGAAAGTCGTCTGGGTACTTTTTAATCTTGGTATACCGCCCTTGATACGCCTCGGCAAACTTGTCGGCCAAGTCAATAATATCCTCGTAATACCGCCCCAGCGCCTTGTGCGCAGCGTAGGAATCAGTGGATAAATGCATAAAATGCGTTACCGTGCTGCTGTGAAACAGCGTGGCGATAAATTCTGCGGCTTCTTCGTCCATGTCAGCCCTAAAAAAAGACCGGGTTAGCGACCCCGGTCAAAGCAGCGAATCTTCTCAGAGGAGCGAAAAGAGACGCTGCCATTCTGTGTCATTCGGCACGGGTACGTCAACTGGCCATAATCCCGCGTCCACCAAGTTCTCAACCGTCTTGCGGTGCGCCAGCCACCAGGCTTGCTGCCGTTCCTTGCGCGACCATTTTCTGCCCTGATCGATGTCAAAGTGGCACGACGCACATAGCGCCGCGATCAGATTGTCATCCGATTTAATCGACCGGCCTTTGCCGCCGCCCCAGTTGGTGTGCGCGGCTTGCACAAAATCATACGATCCGCAGAGCTGGCATTCTAGCGTAGCCACCAGCCGCAATAGCTTCTGGCTGCGGATGTATTTGCGTTTAGGAATACTGATAACGGTCATTTTTATCGTGATTTTTGTAAATGCTTTCCGATCTGCGGTCTAAGCAAGCGGCGCATATCCAGCGTTTTGTATTCCTAAAGACCCTTAGTTCGCCTGTCGCTTCCTCGCGGTGCGCCTGGCAGCTTGTGCAAAACCGGCGCTTTGGTTCAGCTTCCATTTTTCTTATGCTCACGGTCAAAATAACCGTTTTTTGCTTCCAGCACCCGCAGATCATTAGCCGCATCTGATACGCCGTGCCAATCTTCCAACGCAATCATGACCTGCAAATACTCTAACAAAACCCTGCGCTGCGTTTCAAATTGCGTGTAATCAGGTTTCATGTGTTTTTCTCCTGTAACTTGGCTTCGTAATTTGCTTTGACAAGTACTACGCTTGCGGCATGGTCGGGCAAAAACTCAATGCGCCATAGATCGCCCTTAATCACCACGTCACGATACTTTGGTTCAGGCTGCGCGAGTAACGGCTCCATGATGTCAATTGCTTCATACACCTCATCGTCGTGCGTAGTCAGATCTTCTACTGCTCGCAACGCATTTAGCACCTGCTGCGCTTCCTCGCGGGTTAGTGTAATCATGTCAATCCCTTCCAAGTAACAAAAAACAACCAACCAATTAAGTTGGTTACATAAAGAATCCATGCAAAAAGCAGCCATTTATCAGTCATGATTCTCCCCTTAAGCGTATAAGGTTCGCCGCATATCCAGCCTCATCAACTTCATCACATAACTTCGCGCATTCCTCACGTTCTGCTGCTGCAACAAGATTGGCGAAGTGTTCTAGCTGCGCGTAATCAAATTCACAGCCGCCTATCATATGATCTGGCGTCGATTCCTCAGCCATGCGGATAATGTCATCTCTAGTCATAAATTCCTCTGTCGAATCATGTCGGCCAATTCCGCAGGCATCGCTGCGCGGCTGGCTTCTTCGCACAGCTTGGCGCACTCTGTTCGTTCTCGTTTAATTGCCCAGCGCACCGCATCGCGGGTATCGCTGTGCAACATGATGGCCGACTTTAGGATTTCGTCGGTATTCATACGCGCAGCATTAAACCTAAGACCTTTGATAAAAACGACTCGCGGCGCTGCTCAATACCCAACAGCACGGCCTGCATAAATTGTTCTTCTTTGCTGAAAAAGCTAGGTCGGAAACATGGTGTGTAATGCGACCCGATCTTGATAGGTTCCTCTTTAATAAATTTCCCATCTCGTAACATCGTCACCTCCATTCAATGCCTTTTTGCGCTGCCCACGCATCCAGCCATTCAATAAACTCGCCAGCATCCTCTACGGAAAACTTGGCGCTCTGCAGCCCTAATTGCACGACTCGATGCCCGTCTAAGCTCGGCACTACCGACCCGATCCGGCGGTTGGTGTCAGCAGCCCACTGGTCAATTAATAACCGCTTCCAATCCTCCAGCGTCCAGCTCGACCCCGCTTCGGCCATTTGCTTGGCGATGTCGCCAATCATGGCGTGAAACTTGGCGTTCTGGTCGAGCGTTCGGGTCAGCGGTCTGATCTCAAGGGTAAATTCCTTTCCTACGTCCAACGCTGGCTTCAGCTTTACCCACAGGCGTTCCATAAATACTTTGGCCTGCGCGGGTGACCGTAACTCAACAATCATAGCCCGATGACTTTCAACGCATCCTCAACCGATTCCACCACCGCCAGCTCTCCACCGTTCCAGTTGTAGTGCCAGATTACTTGCGCTGGGTTTAGCTTTTTTTCGCTTGGCGACGCTTCACCGTTTTTAATCTCGACCAGAAATGTTTGTTTCCTAAATCCGACCAGTAAATCCGGCACGCCGCTACCGACCGTAGCCAAACTCTGAACCGTTGCGCCAGCAGCCCTAAGTGCCTGGACAATATCTTCATGGTTTTTGTCTACTCTTGCTGCTCTGCGCATTCATGTCACCAATTAAAATTTCGACTGCCTTTTGCCCACGCTTAACGGCAATCTGGCGCTTTGTTTCTTCCCACCACGTTACCGCCGCTTTCGCGCCGTGTTCCTTTTTATGCAATTTGTACTGTGCTACCCAAAACTTTGCTTCTGTAATTCGCCGCCATTCTTCCGACCAGGTGTATTCATTCATTCGGGTCATCAAGCAACAGCACCGCCAACCAACCAGCAATAAAAAAAACAACACCAGCGCCCATTAACCCACCTGCGACCAGCAAAATAATCTCAGCAAAGGTTACGTTCATCTTCTGCCCTCTGAATCAACATTTTGATTTCAGCCACCGACATACCAAATTTTTCGTGCATATCCAAAATCAACGCCGCCGATACCGCACAGGTGCCGTGCCGAAACTTTGAGATCATGCTGGGTGCGCAACCAATCTCACGCGCTAACTCACAATCGTTGACGCAATGCAACCTGTTGCGCAGATCGTCCATCAGCGCGTGCGGTGGTATTGGATTCTTTCTCATTCTTTCCCCTTATGTCGGTGCGTTTAACGCTGCCTTGGCCATCGACACCTGAACCGGCAAAAGAGATTTGTCGCCATGTTCGTGCCGTTCCATAATTTTCTTTGCCCATCGCTTATGGTCAATGTGGCTTGATTCTGACTTATGAACTTGCATCTTTGCAAGATATTTTTGTGCAACTTCAGCAGAAACCTTAACCGGCGGCAAAGAAACCACAGGTTTAGGTATTTCAGGCCATTGTGATTTTTCTAACTCATCACCGAGTGCGCTTTCCCACCGACCCTTAATTTGCGGGTAAGTTGCGTTTTTTATATCAAACGCACCAACGCGCACAGCAGCCCAAAAAATTGCCGGATGGCTCCATACCCCAACCTCGCCCCGATCTCGCGCCATAAGCCCGTTTAATGCCTCTGTGAAGGCTTTTTGAGCGTCTAGCTTTGGGCGGCAAAGATTGATGAACTGCGGCAGGCTCGGTGGCCATTCCAAAGTCATCAAGGCTTGTGCGCCTTTGGTAACTTCCTCGCGGCTCAATTTGCCCAGCTCTTGCGACCAAAGTGCCTTGACCTGCTCTGGGTCGGTGCCGCGCCACATATCGGCAAACTTGCTGCCATAAAGCGCAGTCATGCGTTCAAACAATTTCTCGATCCAGGCAGTCGGTAGCGGTTCAGATGTCGATAATTGTGGTGTCATGGCTTTTCTTTCCGGTTAATCCTTCGATGATTTCACGGCGGCTGCGGTCTTTGGCGCTTTCGTAAACTTTTGGCTGGCCTTGAATCCAATCAGCCTTCAACCCTTGGCTACCGCGCAGGCACCATTCCCGTAAAAACTGCTCTAACGACCAGTTGAGTTTGGCAGCTTCGTCTTTTGCAGCTTTAATTACCGTTTCGGAAACAACGGCATTTTTGCGTTTACGCAAAGCAATCCAATCGTCCCAAACCGTTTCATCGACATCGGTGGGGCGCAACGGAGTTGCGCTATTCCTTTTCCCTGTTCCCTTTCCCTGTTCCCTGTTCCTTTCCTTTCCAGAGGGTAGGGCTACCGGATCACTACCGTAGTCGTGCGGTATATCGCAAAATGCCTTGATTTTGCTAGGTGTTTTCTTGTTGATGACTTGATGCTTTTCAAAGTTGACAACTCGACCATAAGTCTTGCCATCAGACCCCGAAAAAAGCTCAATATAATCGATACCAGACAACTCCCGTAGTAGTTCGGTAGTGGTAATTTTGAGTGTGCGAAGTGGAAAAACGTCGGATTCGACCAGCTTCGGATGAGCGTTAAAGTAGCCCTCATCGTCGCTGTGATTTAGCAGGCCGACCGCCAGCAAAGCAGCCTCGGCACTAATTGTTGACAGTTTTTCGTCGCGCCAAAACTCCGGTTTAATGGTTCTTATCCGTGCCATTTTTGTCCTCGGTTTGGTCTGGCTCATCGCGCTGAATTAACCCATCAGCCCACTCAAAAACCATTTCATCATGGAAATCGTCAATCATTCTGGCAATTTCATACGCCATTGCAGGCGTTAAAATGACGGAAACTTCTACCCCTAGCTCAAAGTCGTGTTGCTTAATTACTAAACAACCGACATCGCTAATATAGGCTTCGCAGCCTTCGCTACCTCGAAATTTCAGCATCGCTTTTTCCCAAAAAAAAAGCCTTAGGCGAGACTCTCATCCGTGTGGATGTTGGCGGACTGGCAGGTACCAGCAGAGTCCCGTCTAAGGCTTACCTGTACACGCCGCCAAGCGTGGGTCAATCATACCTAATTTTTCCTCATTTGAACCAGCTCGGCATCAATACTTGTAGCTGCCAAATCCGCTGCTGTGGCAGCTTTTCGCCCCATTGACTAATTGCCTGTCTGCTAACGCCCAGCAGTTTGGCAAGCTCTGACGCACTGCCAGCTAGATTGATCGCGGTTTTAGTATCCATGCGCGGATTGTAAGCCAGCTTAAAATATTTTGCAAAGACCGCTTGACATGAGTGTAAAGCTAGCTTAATATTCACCCATGCCGTCACCGACGGTCTTTTTAAGGAGAACAAAATGCAAGCCACCAAAAATTCCCGCGAACTGCAAATGTACGGCTGCGACATCAACGAATTTGTCGCCAGCGTTAAAGAAAGTATTACCTACCGGCTGACTGGCGCAAACATGGTTATTGCCGGTTTGATGTCAGATGCTCAAGAAGAATTGATCCACGGCAGCGACGAAGGCGCACGCCAAACATTAAACCGCGCCAAGCACCTGTTATTTATGGTCATGGATGGCGAACTGATTGGCACCGTACCTCGCGATTAATTTTAATGGCCGGAGCGGTCCGGCCTCTTTTTGGAGACAGCCATGTACACAGTTGAATACTACGACGATGCCGACCAACGCGCAGTCTGGTGCGTGGTTGAGTGGACTACCAGCGAAAACCAGAAAACCGGCAAAACCATCGAACGCTGCGGCACGCAGGCAGAAGCCGAATCCTTCGCTGTTGCTTATATGTTGATCGACCGCTTGACAGTCATGTAAAGCTAGCTTAATATCTGTTTATGCCCTTACGGGTCTTTTTAGGAGCTTCAAATGTTCATCGACTTCGTTATCCTCCCCTCCGAATTCGCCGAGACCACGATCACCTTCGTGGCCGAAACCACCGCAGCCAAAGCGCATTTCGACGGTGCGATCAGCATCCAAGTACGCAAAAGCGCGGCACCCAGCTTGGCCGACCAGCTCGAAGCGCAAGGCTTCACAGTGAGGACAGCATGAAAGAGCCATCCGACTTCGTTCTATTCGTAGCGGCAGTCTGTACTGGTGCCGTTCTCTACGCCCTGCTGTGGGTCGCAATGGCGATCTTCTGAAATGGAACTGCTTAAATCAACCGCATTCGTCATCGCCGTGCCGGTATTCGTAGCTGGATACCTAGCGGTCTGGACGCTTGGCCAAGAACCAGTTGAGCCACCAGTAATTGAACAACCCATCGAAGAAAAGCCAGCAATATTAGACGCAGCCTTAATCGTTGAACCTGCCCCAGTCGGGCAGGAATCAATGACGCAACCTTACTAGAGGAAAATATGGAAAACACATTCAGCCAAGTAGCAGCAGCGTTTGTCAAAGCCCAGCGCGAATTCGGCCCTGCGCTTAAATCAGCCACCAACCCGCACTTCCGGTCACGCTACGCCGACCTGTCAGCCTGCGTTGAAGCGGTCATCGATGCCTTAAACAACAACAATATCGCCATGACCCAGCGCACCAGTATGTGCAGCGACGGCATCATTATCGAAACCGTGTTTGTCCACGAAAGCGGCGAAATTATGTCCTGCGGCCAGCTCCACGTTCCGGCCAGCAAACAAGACCCGCAAGGCTACGGCTCGGCGTTGACCTATGCCCGACGCTATTCGCTGATGGCCGCCTGCGGTATCGCGCCAGAAGATGACGATGGCAACGCTGCCAGCCGCCGCAAACCGCTGCCAGACATTACCGACCATCTGTCAGCCATCGATGCCAGCGCCAACAGCGAAGAACTGGCGGTTGTATTTAAGGCTGCAATTGAGGCTTGCGGTGAGCATCAGGAATTGCAGGCTAAGGTAATCGCAGCAAAGAAAACCCGCGTCGAACGCGCTAAAAAGGAAAAAGCACAATGAAAGCATTTCCATCAGCCACCGGGGCCGTAGGAATGGAACTACGCGACTACTTTGCAGCCAAAGCCATGCAAAGTGTTGTCTCGATTCTTAAAAATACTGAGATCGGAATAGACAACGGCGTAATTACCCGAGACACATATAGGGCAGCAGCGTGTGCATATGCTATCGCTGACGCGATGATGAAAGAGAGAGAACAATGACTGACCAACGCACAGAAGATTGGTTCGCAGCCAGGCTAGGTAAGGTCACCGCGTCTCGCGTGGCCGACGTACTAGCCAGGACGAAAACCGGATACAGCGCCAGCCGCGCTAATTATCTGACCCAGCTTGTATTGGAACGAGTAACCGGCACCAAGTCCGAAGGGTTTACTAGCGCCGCAATGCAATGGGGTATCGATCAGGAACCCTTTGCACGGGCGGCTTACGAAGCCTCTAAAGGCGTTTTAGTGGATGAAGTGGGTTTCATACCCCACCCAACCATCGAAGCCTCTGGCGCTTCGCCTGACGGCTTGGTGGGCGCTGACGGCATGGTCGAGATTAAATGCCCTGACAGCAAGACCGCGCTGGAATGCTGGCTGTCAGCCGATCCGGTGGAATCCAAGTATTTCACGCAAATGCAGTGGCAAATGGCTTGCGCTGGGCGGTTCTGGTGCGATTACGTTGTATTTGATCCACGGATGCCTGCCAAAGCCCAATTGTTTGTTCACCGGGTCGAGCGTGATGATAAATGGATCAAGGAAACAGAAATTGAAGTCAAAAAGTTTTTGGCTGAAGTCGATGCCAAAGTTGCAGCACTACGCAAAATCATAGGGGAATAAAATGTCGAAAGTTATCAAAGAAATTAGCTGCATTGTCGGTCAGTACACCAACGCACAGGGCCAGCAGAAAAACCGCTACCAGCGGATCGGCTCGGTCATTGCCACGCGCAACGGCGAAATGTTGAAGCTCGATGTAATCCCGCTGAAGGAAGGTGGCTGGGACGGCTGGGCATATATGAACGACCCGAAGCCTAAAGAAGGTCTAACCGTGCCACAGCGTCAGCCGGTGGATTTTGACGATGACATTCCGGATTTCAACTAATGAACGCCGCCAACTTCGACAAGTCGGACCGGCTCCAGCGGGTCTACAAACTGCTCAAAAAGGGCGGCGAGTACACCACACTGGATATTATCCAACGCGCAGGGGTCTGCGCAGTCAACAGCATTGTCAGCGAACTACGGCAAGCAGGGTATCAAATCACCTGCCAGCGCCGTGCTGATAAGTGGTTTTATCGTTTGGTTAAGTAGCTCAAGTGGCGGCTATGATGCGGTTGTAAAGCGCCTGACGCGCTTCCAGCCCAATGTAGCCGCCATTAATTTTTTTCGTCATGCCCTTAACATCCTCGGCATCCGCAAATGGCGACAAGTTATTTGTTTTCCAAAACCAGCCAGCCGACCGCGCCGCATTGATCGGTTCAAGTAACAGATCAGGATTGTTGATTAAATCCAAACCTAACGCATCGCCACAACGTTTGTAGTTATCTTTGCCGGTAAGCTGTTTGGCACCCCTGCCGCGAAATTTCCAGCCCTCGCCTGACTGCGCAGGACCGTTGCCCATTCTGCCGCCATAGACCAAATTAGCAATCTGCTCCGGCTTTCCAGCAATTGATAGGGCCAGCTTGGTCGGTATCAGCGCACCCTTGTCGCCTCGCTTCGGCTTTTTATCTGGCCCCAGCTCGGCAAACCTGGTTGGCCAGCAGGCAGCTAAAGTCGCCGCCTTATAGTTTAGGTTTTCGGTCAGCATGGTATAGCCGCCCGATTCGTGCGAAGTCTGCGCCAGAAATGCCGCAACCCGCTGCGGTGTGTTGATCTCAAATTCAACGCACGTTTCAATAATCGGTTGCAGCCATTTTTCTGCGTCTTTTATTTTGGCAGCAACCAGCAAGGGGCTGGATGGTGTCATTTAATGTCTTTCATTTTTTTGTCGGTATCTTCTTGGCTTTTGTTTGATGAACCGTACCAGAAGCGAATCAAGCTGTTGATGGCTGTGCCGATCAAAAATCCCAAAATAATATTGATAAAGTCGCGGTTCTTGTTTTCCACCGGCATGAAGGAAACCATAAAAAAATACAAGAACGAAACAATAGTGATGAACCAGCCATAAAGATACACATGGCGGCGAACTAGCGGATCAGGTGAATTCATTGCTGCCATTTGCATATCTGTTGCACGCTGAGTAGATTTCTCATCTAGTTCTGCCATGAATTCAGCGTGGCGGTTTGCTTCCTCTTGTAGCTTGGCGTTGTACTCTGGCGTGGCTTCACCCTCTGGCTTTAGTTCCATGCCTAGCTTGTCTTGTACCGCGTCAATACCTTTTTCGATAACCTGATCCGCAACCTTGTGCATCCCGTTGTTAATCAAGTTCGAAACAATGCCAGCAACAATCGGCAACATATCAGTCCCCTTGCATCATCAGTAACATTTTTGCTCGTAACTCGCGCATCTTTTTAATTTCCTGAACGGCTGCGCCGGTCGCGTTGTTCATGTCCATGTACATTATGCCTAACAACGGCAGCACCAAAACAAACGTCAACGCCATTATTGCGATACATAAAACGATAATGAGCGATACGTCTGACTCATTCTTATTAGAATTATTAGTCCCCACATCCACGCGATTACGAACAGAACTGCCCCAACCCATGCCGCCATCGCTTTTGCCTTGTTTATTGTTTTTTTGCGTTGCCATAGCACTATCTGCGTCTTTCTTAATTCATCAGCCAGCGCCTCGCTTTGTTCCTCTACAATCTGTTGCCACATCTTCTCAAAGCGCGTCCACACATCAGATAATTCCGCTGGGGTGTTATAAACCATTAATTCCCGCACCTCTACCAACGCCGCATCTAGCTGTGTTCTAATTTGTATTCGCCTCAACGCCCTTCGCGCTACCGATTCACTGCCTCGGTAAACTTTTTTAGCGTTTGCTTCTTCTTCAATGAATGCTTTAGATAGCCTGTCGTATTCATCAACAAACGTACCTAAGTGATCCCAAATACTATTTAGCGCGTCCTGTGGCGGCGTTTCTGCCAATTGCTGTACGCGCTTAACTTCTTCGTTGTATTGCTTGGTCTGATCTCTGCTTGGCTCGACAATCTTGTGATACTGCTCTTTTAAGTCTTTCAACACACCGCTGACATCGCCAGCCGTGGATTTCAAATCCTTGTAAAACTTAACGCCCTTCTTTGCTAAATCAATTGCTGTGGTTGCAGCCTTGAAACAGGCAGCAATTGTGATCGGGTCAATTTTGGATCACTTGTGCATTAAATTAGCCACATAGCCCACAACGCTAGAAATTGCAGATACGACGGCCATGCCCATCCAAAACCCACCGCGACCTTGATTGGCTAAAGCAACCAAGTGTTCGAGCTGGTTTTCCATCTTATCCATTTTCTTGTCCATTACGTCAAACCGGCGCTCGTAGTCCTGTACTTTCTGCCACAGTACGCCATATTTGACGGGATCAATCTTGTCCTCATTCATTTCTAATTCCTGCGCCTGGTTTCAATGCTCGTTGCGTTTCTTTCGCCTGCGCTCGACGCGCTCTGGCTTCCATGATTGCCGACCCAACCTGCGCACCAGGCACCGCAAGGTTAAGACTTGTTTCGGCGGCTTTGCCAACCGTTGCCTTTGCACGTTCAGCCAACGCCGCGATAAACGTTCCTGAATGGTTCAAATAAGAACCTGCTGGTTGCGCCTGAGTATATCGCCCAACCGCGCCGATGGTTTTTAACCGGCTTGCAGAATCACCATCAAAAATAATTGGTAATTTGTCATTTCTGTCTAAGTGCATTAATGCTTTGTTGTAACCTGCTTGCGTAAAATTGCCTTTAGTGTCAATTGCCCTTTCGCGCAAATAATTGATGGTGCCAGCAGCCAAATGTTGCCTTGACGTATCATCAAGATGCGTCATCATAGTTTTCATGTTTTTATTTACGCCATCAATAACAAAAGTATTAATAAACTTTTCGGCTGGCACTTTGTCATCAATTGCAGCACGATACGCCGGGTCTTTTTCAAGCATTTGGAATCGATCTCTTGCAGATTTACGGGCTGCATCCGCTAATGGCTTCAATTGTTTTGCGCCTTCTTGTAGCGGCAAGTTTTCCAATTCCTTCACCATGATGCCAGCAGCGGTGCGCACATTTCCATCTTGCGCGGTTCTAGCGACATTTCCCAAGTTACGACGCAAAGATAAAAAATCTTCAAACGTCATATTGTTTTCTTCCGCTAGGCGCGTCAATTCCTTAAATTGCGACGGCGGCGCATCGTTGGATAGCAATTGTTTTTTTAGGCTTGCTTGTACATTTTTTAATAGCGCAGGCGCATCAACAGGAAACTGCCCACCAGCAGCGTCGCGCAAGGCTTGGTACTTTGCGTCAATTGCTGTTGTTAAATCTGTATCAAGTTTTTTGTAAGCATCAATAACCGATTGCCCATGATCCATAGTTCTTGCGCCATAAACATCTGGCGATGCTATGTCTTTGGTGTCATCAATGGCTTGAATTAGCTTTTGATTTTGATCGCCCAACCGATACGCAATGTCCGTATCCCTGCCGCGCCGATTAAATTCATTTGATAGCTTGACCGGATCGGCAGTTGCTTGACCTTCGGTTAAAGAAATGCCAAGCGAATCGGCTTCAATCTGTCGTTGAAGTGCCGCAAAGTTAAGTTTGTTTGCTGGCGTTGCGGAAATCTCCGCTTTTAACGCTGGACTGGCAACCTCAAGCGCCTGCCGAATAATGGTCGGATCGGCAGACGCAGCAGCGCCTACACTTACTCGACCAGCAGCGGGTGCAGCCGCCGGTGCAGCAGCAGGGGCGGCAGCCGGTGCGCCCTCAGCAGCGGCAGCAAAAGTAGGCTCAACCCGTGGCCGTGGTTCTGGCTTTGGTGCCATACCAGGCGCTTTAGCGCCGCGCTGTAAGATGGGATAGCCCATTAAACCTTCAAGTTTTGCAGCCTCGAAAGCACCGCCGATCTCACCGAGTATTTCTTTAGACTGACCCGACTGCGGCTCAAAGAATGTTCGCTTGCCACCAGTAGCTTGCTGGACTGCCATGCCAATAGGCGCAGTTAAAACAGCAGTTGGCACCTCAATAATTGGCGCAAGGTACTTTTCAACAAACCCACGCTCGGCTTGTTCTTTTCTTGTCTGCGCTTGAATTTGTTGCCTGCGCTGTTCTTCAGCTTGCATTGCTTCAGGCGTAGGCACAGACAAATCACCACGCAAGATTTGATCGGCTTTTGTGGCAACGGCAGGCCTTTTGCGTTCCGCAGGCGCAGCAGCCGGTTCAACCACAGGCGCAGGTTGCGTTACTGGCTGAACTCCATAGCTTGCGAGTTCTCTTTTAGCTTCGGCAAGGCTTGAAGAAATACGTTTGTGCGTCTGCGTACCCGGTTTTGTATCTGCTAGGTTATCTTCGAGCTGCAAAACCACCTGCTCTAAATCTTTGATGCCTTCCTGTTTTGCGTCCGTTTTTGGTCGTTTTACGGTTCCTTCTTTTGTTGGCGTTGCGCCTTCGCTTTCCAATAGATAGTCAGCAAAAGTCTGCGTCTTACCTTTAGGCTCCGCTGGCTTCGGCTGTTTAGCTGGCTTTTCCTCGGCGGTTAACAAGTAATCGGCAAATGTCCCCATTACGGTATGACTCCCATTTGTTTAGCTTGCTTTACCTTAAAAATTAGCTTTTCGCGTTCTCTCGGCGTTAATGCTTTTAGCATTTTTTCATTTTCAGCCGGTTCCACATCAAGGAACAATCGCGGATCAGCAATTGCATCAAACTGAAGTTTGCGGTTGAAATAGGCTTGCGGATCGTTTTGCGCTGCTGCCATGTATCGCGCCCTTGCCAAGTTCATTTCTTCAATGCTGATTAATTGATTTGCAACGCGGTTAATACCTTCTTTGGTCATCTTATTATTAGGATTGGCAAACTTAGCAATTTCTCGCGCAGCATCAGTAGTGCCACCACCCAACGCTAACAAATTAGTGTTTTTCATTAATTCGTCAGTTGTTGCTGTTTCGCTTTCAAAAGCAGGAATGCCAAACATTTGAAGAAGGCTTGCAGCCGCTTGCCGACGTTCAGCAGTTGGCCCTGTAAACGCTTCCGGTGCAAGTTTCTTAATGTTTTGGAATATTGCAATCCTTGATGGCGCATCGGCAGCTTTTGCTATCGTCTGCGGCATATCCTGTGCGATAACGTTGCCTCTTGTTTCCAGCAATTTGGCTTGCTCTGGAGGTACGTTGGTTGTTAATCTCTGCGGCTGGCTTGCCGAACCAAGCAAAATTTTCTGCCCAGTTTGCGGGTCTGTTACTTCGGTGGTCGGCGGTATCTCCATTGGAATACCAGCGCCGCTTATTTGACCTGGCGGCTGTACAGCTAAAGCGCTGCCAGTTGTAACCGGCAATGCGCGTGCGCCGGTACTGAGCATTTGCAACGCTGGGAAGCGAGTTGATAGCTGGGTTTCTGCACTAACAGTCTTGACTAATTGCTCTGCAAGAAAAGCGCGGTATTGATCGCTTGTTAGATTTTTAGGCACATTCGCAAGACCTTCAGCCATAATCTTGTCAACCATAGCCTTGTCAGTTGTGGCGTTTTCAGCGCTAAACCTTAGTTTTTTTTCTATGTCCTCATAGGTAATGTTTGGCTGCTTTAGCAGATCGGCGGCTTCACTACGAATATTTTGTAGATACGTTTGATACAACTTAAATTTAGCTTCTTCGGCTCCAGCTTCGGCGGTTGTTGCGGTGCTTTTGGACGCGCTGATTCGTGGCGCAACTGTTTCTTCAGAAACTTTACGTTCGGCTTGTGCCTTTGCAATTTCTTCTGGCATCAATTGTTGCAAACGCAATAATTCTGCTTGCGCTCTTTCCAATTGAACAGGATTAAGTTGCAACGCCTGTTGATACGCTTGCGCAGCACCAGCGGCATTAATCATTTCGCCCAAGCTCATGCCTGGTACTGGCTTAACTTGGGTGCCAACAGGAGTAACAGTTAGGTCGGCCACAATTTACCCCTTTAGATAAGCAGAGTAATCACTGCTATTGCTTAACGATAATAAACGCGGGTCAACCGCGCCCATTTGCGGCGATCTATTTAATAGCGAATACATCAATGGCGTGTTTCCAAGATTACTCAATCCGCCAGCGTAGGCATTTGCTGCGCCGATCTGACCAGCGCCCAGCGCACTAGCGCCGCCAATTGCGGCTTGTCCAATATTGCCAGCGACGTTTGATGCTAGATTAGTTGTTTGTCCTTGCGCTACTTGTCCGATGCCCGC